GCGCACCCTGTCGCAGCGGGACCGGGACTATTACGACGGCAAGCAGCTCACGACGAAGCAGCGCAACACCCTGAAGCGCCGTAAGCAGCCCGAGACGATCCGCAACCGCATCGGCCCGGCCATCGACGGCATGCTGGGGATTCTGGAGCAGGCGAAGGTCGATCCGCGCGCCTATCCGCGCAACCCGCAGGACGAAGACGCTTCGGACATGGCGACGAAGTGCCTTCAGTTCGTCGCTGATAAAAACCGCTTCCACAAGCTGAAGATCGACTGCGCGGACAACCACCTGATCGAAGGGGCCTGCGCTGCGATTGTCGAGGCGAACGAACAGGGCGACGTAACGATCCAGCAAATCCGGTTCGAGGAGTTCTTCTACGACCCGTATTCGCGCATGGCCGACTATTCCGACGCGCGCTACATGGGCGTCGGAAAGTGGATGTATGCTGACGTGCTGGCGTCGATCTACCCCGAGGACCGCGAAGAGATCATGTCCACCGTCACGGCCAACGGGTCGGTGATCGGCGGCGACATGACGTGGGAAGACAAGCCCGACACGGCCATGCCCTGGATCGACCGCAAGATGCGTCGTCTCATGGTAGTCGAGATGTATCACCGCGAAGCCGATGGCTGGCGTCGCTGCGTGTTCTGCGCGGCGGGTATTCTCGAAGAAGGCCCGTCGCCGTATGTGGACGACGAGGGCGTCCCAATGAACCCCATCGAGGCGTCGTCCTGCTATGTGGACCGCGACCTGGCCCGCTATGGTCTGGCGCGTCGGATGATCAGCCTTCAGGACGAGTTGAACGCTCGGGCGTCGCGTAGCCTGCACCTGCTGAACAGCCGCCAGTTGAGGCAGGCGAACCCGGAAATCCCGCCCGATGCGGACGCCAACACGGCGAGGATCGAAGCCGCCCGTGCGGACGGCGTGTTGCCGAACGGTTATGACATCGTGGCGACCTCTGACATGGCGCAGGGGAACCTTGCGATCATGCAGGAAGTCAGCCAGTCGCTCGACCGCCTCGCCCCCACGCCTGCCGTTCTAGGGCGCTCCGATGGCTCGTCTCAGTCGGGCCGGTCGCGTCTGGTTCTGCAACAGGCAGGTATGACGGAGATCGCCCGCCCGCTTGGCCGGTTCGAGGATTGGGAAAACCGGATTTACCGGCAGGTCTGGTTGCGCTGTAAGCAGTTCTGGACGGACCAGAAGTTTATCCGCGTGACCGACGACGAGGGTGCGCCCGAGTTCATTCAGATCAACCAGCCGGTGTATCAGCGCGTGCCGCTGGTCATGCCGGACGGGTCGCCCGCGATTGACGAGGAAACCGGCGAGCCGATGACGCAGGTGGCGATGATCCCGCAGCCGGTCATGGGTCCTGACGGACAGCCGCAGGTCGATCCGATGACGGGACAGCCTGCGTTGCAGCCGCAGCCGATGGTGATCGGTTACGACAACCGGATTGCCGACATGGACATGGACATTGTAGTCGATACGGTTCCGGACACGGCGAACCTTGCGGCGGAACAGTTCGCGGTCCTGTCGCAACTCGCTCAGGCGTATGGTCCCGAGGCTGTTCCGTTTGAAGATCTGGTCGAGTTGTCGTCCATGCCTGACAAGCGGAAGTGGCGCGAGAAGCGCGAGGCGCGTCAGGCCGAACAGCAGAACCCGCAGGCCCAGGCGATGCAGCAACAGGCGCTGGAACTGGCCGCGCGTAAGGAACAGGCGCAGATTGCGAAGGACGAGACGGCGGCTCAGTTGAACGTCGCCAAAGCCAATCAGGCGCAAGCCGGGATCGTGAAGGAGGCCGCCGAAGTCACGCAGATGGGATTGAACGCGGCGGGGCTTGGCGAACCGACTTTAATGGGGTAAGGTCCTCTCGTTCTCCCAAGAACCTCAGCGCTCCTCCTCTGCTGGAACCCCCGTTAGCCTCGGCTGGCGGGGGTTTTGCTTTGCCTACTTGCGAACCTCATAAGCTTATCTTATAGTTCGCTCACCGTCTGACCGGACGTAAAGCGGTTTTTCGATCCGCTCGCGATAGGAGCAAAAGGGCTGAATGACTGACACTCTCGAAGCTGACGTTGGCGATATGCTGTTTGGGGACCTTCCCTCGGAAGAAACCCAGACGAATGATCCAGTAGCGGAACAACCCCAGGCGCAAGAGCCTGATCCGCAACCGGAGCCGGAACCTGCGCCGCAGGCTGAACCGGTCGCCGCTGAGCAGCAACCCGAGGAACCCAAGGGGGCGCATCATGTGCCGCTGGCTGTTCTGCTGGACGAGAGGGAGAAGCGCAAAGAGTATGAGCGCAAGCTGCGCGAATACGAAGAGCGCGAGGCCAAGCGACAAGCCGAGGCCGCTCCGCAAGTTATTCCTGATCCTTACGAGGACCCTCAGGGCTATCAATCGTATGTCAATGCACAGATTGAGCAGCGGGAGTTTAACCTGCGCGCTCAGATGAGCGGACACTTTGCCGAACAGAAATACGGCAAGGAAACGGTTGAGCAGGCGATCCAGTGGGCGCAAACCCAGACGGCTGATCCGTTCCTGGGCCAGCGTGTTCAGGCCAGCCCCAGCCCGGTTGAGTTCGTCGTAGAACAGTATCAACGCGAGCAGTTCTTCCAGAATCGCGGGTCTGATCCGAGCGCGCCGACGCTTGCGACTACTCCGGGGACTGCCGCCCCGCAACCGATGGCGGCTCAGCCGCTACAGAAACAACCGGCTCCTCCCAAGAGTCTGGCGGCGGCTCCTAATGCTGGCGGCGGGCATCAGGCCATTAACGGCTCAGTGTTCGACAGCATCAAGCTAAACCTGGACTGACCAAGGCGGGGCCGATCCGAAAGGAAAGGCCGAAATGGCTGAAGTTATCCTGAGCGGCAATCTTGCCGAAAAGCGTTGGCTGCGCGACGAATACGTCTCGCCCTACATCCGTCAGTCGGGCTTCGATCGCTACATGGGTCGCGGCACCGACGCCATCATCCGCATGGTGAACGGCACCGACATCGGCAACGGCGCTAAGTCCGTGATCATGCCGCTGGTCGGCCTGCTGCGTGGCGACGGCGTTTCGGGCTCTCAGGTTCTTGAGGGCAACGAAGAGGATATGGACACCTACGCGGACGAAATCCGCGTGAACTGGCGTCGTAACGCCGTCAAGGTTCCGAAGTCCGAGTCCTACAAGACCACGCTGGACCTGCTGCGTGTCGCTCGCCCGCGCCTGCGTGACTGGGCTGCGAACGTCGTCCTGAAAAAGGGCCTGATCCAGCAGATGCAGGGCATTGTCGTTCCCGGCACCACGGTTACGGAATCGGACGGCACGACCTATCAAGGTCCGGACTCGGTGATCCCGTATGCTCAGGCCACGGCTGCCCAGCGCAACGCCTTCGTGGTGAACAACAGCGACCGTATCCTGTTCGGTGCGGACATCGCCAACGCCTCGTCGGGCGTCATGGCCACGGCCCTGGCGACCATCGACAACACGAGCGACAAGCTGACCCCGGCCCTGATTTCCAAGGCCAAGCGCATCGCCCAAGAGACCGCCTCCCTGACGGCGACCACGGCGAACAACATCTCGCCCATCACGCCCTACACCACGTCGGACGGCGAGGAGTGGTATGTGATGTTCGTCCACCCGCGCGCCATGCGTGACCTGCGTAACGATCCGACCATGTTCCAGGCCAATCGTGACGCGCGTGAGCGTGGAGAGCGCAACCCGCTGTTCCGTGGCGGCGACCTACTGTGGGATGGAGTGATCATTCGCGAACTGTTCGACCTTGAGTTGATCGCGGGCGCTGGTGCCAACGACATCGACGTGGCGCACAACTTCCTGGCCGGTCAGTCGGCTCTGGCCGTGGCCTACGGTCAGGAGCCGCGCATCATCACCGATCGCGACCAGGACTATCAGTTCCGTCCTGCCGTGGCCGTTGAAGAGCTGATCGGCATCAAGAAGACTTCGTATGCCGGGCGTCAGTTCGGGGGAGTATCGGTGTTTTCTGCTGCTGCGGCGGACTCGTAAGTAAAGCGTAAGGGGCGGGTCATGTCGGCCCGCCCTCAACCCTATGGGGCTCTGGCGTTAAAAACGACCACACCCGAAAGGAATCAAGACTATGGCTGATTTCGTCTCTGTTGCCGTCGCGCAAAAGAAACCCGTTCCGGGCTTTGGCGCTGGCGGCGGTCAAATCCGCACCCAATACACCACGGTCGCCATTCCGGCCGGTGCGACCACGACCGACACCATCCAGCTGTTCGACCTTCCGCCTCACGCCCGCGTCCTGGGTCTGGTGGTGAAGTCGGCGGCTCTGGGCGGTGCGACCACCCTGAACATCGGTGACGGCGGTTACGGCTCCGTCGTGGCCGATCCTGACCGCTATCTGGCGGCTGGGAACATCACCACGGCTGGCGGCGTCGTTACGGCGATGGCTCCGACCGGCGTGTTCTTCAAGACGGGTGACCGTCGCCTGCGTATCACGGCTGCCTTTGCTGCCGGGACCGTCGGCACGGCGGGCAACCTGGAAGTAGCCATGAGCTACACCGTGGAAGAACCGCAAGCCTGATAGGTGCGTTTCTACGGGGCTGCTGGTATAATGCCAGCGGCCCCAAACCACACGGAGAACCTTAGATGGCTCAGGTTAAATATCACGGCGAGTATCCCGCCGATGCGGATAGCATCACGCAATACGGATATGAGTTTTCGGGCGGGAAAGCCGTTTCGATCACTGACAAGGCTGTTCTGGCGAAACTGTCGGGCAACCGGTTTTTTGAAGTGTCGGGCGAGTCCGATAAGGACGAAGTCAAGGCAGGCCAGGCCGAGGCAGAAGAGGCCGAAGCAGAAACCCTGCGCGCGTGGCTAGGCGAGCGCTCGGTGCCGGTTCGCGCCAACGCCTCGCTGAAGTCGCTGCGTGAAGCTCGCGACGATTACGAGAAGCGCGAAGCCGCTGCGATGGAAGACTGACGCATGGCTCAGGCGACGATCAGGGACGTGGTGACGCTGGCGCTCAAGAAGCTCGGCGTTATTCGGGGCGGCGGGGTTCCGTCCTCGCAGGACGCCAGCGATGCGCTCGCGTCCCTGTCGTCGTTTTATAACGAGTTGATCGATAACGGGACGTGCGGGCGCGTCTGGTCTGTTCCGATCACGAAGGCGTTTGATGGAAACGCGGGGTATAATCAGCACATCGCGATTACGACCGATCAGCCCGTCACGATTGCCCTGCCCGACCTCATGCCGTCGAGCTGGTGTTGTTCATGGCGGCCCGAGCGAGACTATGGCTGGGGGCTGAATGTCCCCTACAGCGACGGGGAGACGACGCCACGTGACCTGTCCGTTGTTCGCATCACGAGCACCGAAGACGATAACCGGGCGACGTATCTATACGACGCGCCGGTCCAGCGATGGATGCGGATTGATAATCTATCGGTCATGGATACGAACACGGTGCTGAATCGTGAGGCTCCCTTGTCGGCGCGCAATCCCGACGGCCTGACCTCGCTGCTTGCGTATCGTATTGCTGACCAGTTCGGGGACACGTCCCTGTCTCCCCTGACGATCCGAGCGGCGAACACCTATAAATCCTCTTTGGCGCTTCGGTTCGGGCGCGTCGAAACCCTCTGCGGAGAATTTTACTGATGGCATGGCCTGAAAACTACAACTCGTCTCAGTCGCCGTCGAGCGTCGTTCTTATCGACCCCGCCACAGGCGAGCCGTATGCTGCTGGTGGCGGTGGTCAGAGCGGACCCGTCCAGATTGCCGGTGCGGACGGAACGACCGTCGCCACGCAGATCAACCCCATTCCGGTCACCGAAGCGCAAGGCGTCATCGCCAGCGGGTCCATCACTTTGGTCGCGAATGTAGCGCAGACCATCATCGGGGCCTTTCCTGACCGTCGCGGGATGCGCGTCCTGAACTACACCGCAAGCCCGGTTTACCTGTCGCTTGGCACGACGGGAACGCCCGCGTCGGGCGCTGGGTCTGACTTCATCCCCGCCTCTGTTAACGGGGTTCCGGGCCAGTGGGAGCCGCCCTATGCTCCTGTGACGGGCGTTCGGGCTGTAGGCGCTTCGGCGGGCGGCCTTACCGTGACGGTGTGGTAGGATGCCGTTTGCTTTGCCGGGCCAGACGATCCTCACGCGTAAGGGTAGACGCGTAGTGGTTGGTGGTGAGACCGCCAAGACCTATGCCGACTGGCAGGTGCACATTGCGACGCGGGCGACGGGTGGAGAGCTTCCTCAGCTGTCTACCTCAGAGGGAAAGGACGGAGTGTATCGCAGCACCTTGGGGGCGGGGACGGGCGGGCTTTTTGGTTCTTCGTGGATGTCGTTCTTTTACGCTTCTAGCTCTTCGGTCGTTCGCCGGATCGTTCAACACGGGATGCCGTCTCTAGCCGTCTTCGACGCACAGGTATCGGAAGGGAGAGAGGTAATATTCCGTCTGACGCCGATTGCTAATCAGCAGATATACACGGCGCTCGGGCGCAATGGATTCACTTCTACGGGCGGAGACCTTGGCGAGCCACTGCCTGCGTCTGTGTGTGACATGGTTGGCTGGTGGGACGAGGCAACAAAGACCGCCCTGATGATGAACCCGCAGGCCGGGGCCGGTCCCGTTCCCTATACCGCCCCGGGATGGTGACTAAATCTTATGCCTGAAATCCCTCTCGGACTGTCCTCGAAGAAACGCACTACGGCGTGGATGCCTGTCGTCCGCGTCGTGAACCTGCTTGTCGAACAGGACGAGACGAACCAATACGACGGGATCAGCCACATTCAGCGCCCGGGGCTTGCTCCGTTCGCGACGGTCGGCACGGGTCCGATCCGTGGCATTTTCCGTCAGGCGGGGACGTTCGGCGGCGACTTCGTGGTGGTATCCGGCGATGAAGTGTATCGCGTTGACGGTCAGGGCGACTCGGTCTTGGTGGGCGAGGTTCCGGGCGCACTGCGTGTGACCATCGCGGCCACCCAGAGCCGCATGATCATCGTGAGCGACGGTCTGGCCTACTCGACGGACGGCACGACGATTACGCCCGTCGTCATGCCGGACGGTCGGCTGGTCGGCTCGGTCGCCCAGCTCAACGGGTATTTCATTCTGGCCGAATATCAGTCGGCGCGGTTTTACTGGATTGAGCCGGGGCAGACCGATCCTGACGGACTGTCGTTTGCGACGACGGAGTCCACGCCGGGAAACATCAAGATCGCCGTTCGCGTGGGCGACGAAATCTGGTTCCTGAAGGAAGAAGGCACGGAGGTCTGGGTTCCGACGGGCGACGCAGACCTGCCCTTCCAGCGCGTTCCGGGTCGGAACTACGACAAGGGGTGCCGCAACGGAGATACGGCGGTTCGGTTCGATAACTCGATGGCATGGGTCGGTAATGACGGCCTTGTGTATCGCGCCGCCGAGACGCCGGTTCGGATTTCCGACAACGCGCTTGAAGAGCAGATCAGGAAGTCCAGCGTTGACGAGATGCGGGCGTGGTCGTTCGCTGTGGACGGCCACACAATCTACTGCCTGACACTATCCGAGGCGACGTATGCGTTCGATGCGTCGTCCCAGAAGTGGTCGGAGTTCCGCTCTTATAACCGCCCTGTCTGGCGCGCGCACGTGGGCGACGAAGGCGAGACGTTCGTGGTCGCGGGCGACGACGAGACGGGCGACCTATACCGGCTGGACCCTGAGCGGTCGAATGACAACGGCGAGCCTATGGAGCGCATCCTGACGGGCGGTGTGACGGTCCCTCGCGGACCTGAGCGGTGTAACGCTCTGAACCTGTATGTCACGACCGGCACGTCTCCAGACCCGAATACCTACCCCAAGGCGCGTATCCAGTGGTCGGACAACCTACAGACCTACGGCGATTGGGTGGACGTGTCGCTTGGCCGTCAGGGTCAGTATGGCGTCCCGGTGACAGTCACGCGACTGGGGAACATGGTTTATCCGGGGCGGCTGTTTGAGTTCATCGTTACGGACGACTGCCCCGTCACGATCCTGAGCGCGTCGTATAACGAGCCGGTGAGATAATGGTCGCGTTCAAACTACCTCGCCTCAAGTCCAACCTTGCCATCGTCAACGGGCAGGGGCGACCGACTGACTTCTTCCTGCGTCTGTTTAACATCGACATGGCGCAGAGGCTGGAAACGGTCATCAATGACCAGCAGGCTCTCCTTGACGCCATCGTGGCGGCGCAGCAAGCCGCAGAGGCCGCCCAGGCCACGGCGGACGAGGCGCTTGCGGCTGCGGAGGGCGCGGGGGGTGCTAAGTATGTGGACATGTCGGCTACCCCCCCTTCGGTGGAGGCCAGCGTAACTATTTCTGGCATTACCGCGCAAACTCGCCTGTCTGCGGAGGGATTGCTTTTTGGGGGAACGCTTGATGCTGACGCCCCCATGAGCGGGACCTTCACTCTGCGAGAGTTTAACGGAGTGACGCCACTAACTATTGCGACCAAGACAATGGCGGTAAACTCTACGGGAACATCTCCGGGGCCGGGAGAATGGACGGCTGAAAGCGCTACCATTTCCTTGGCTGGGGTTGGTTTTTATACAGGAACAGTGACGTATCTTCTCCGATGGGACAGAACCTCTGGCTCAAGTTACGTTTCACTGCCCGAGATCGACGCAACCCTAACCGCAACGCCGAAGGCGACGTGATGATCAACCGAGACGTCGCCTTTTGGGACAGTGTGGCAAATCATCCTGAAGTTGCTCCGTTCGTGTTCATGGGCGCTGACAGGGTTAGCCTTGCCGGTCTGGTCGAGTCGGATGGGTGTCTGCCCCTTGCAAGCGAGAACGGCGGGTTGTTGTTCGTGAAGATGGACTTGGTGGGTCTGGTTCGTGAGCTGCACACCATGTATCGGCCCGAGGGGTGGGGGCGAGAGGTGGCGAAGAACGCGCCGTTATTCATGGACGAAGCGTTCAAGCATTGCTCGCTAATCACGACCCACGAGCAAGAGGGCAGGTGGAGAACAAGACCGCCCAAGTCTCACGGCTGGAAACCTGCCGGGGATTACAAAGACTGCGGTTTGCGTTATAAGCTAAAGCTATGGATTTTGCCGAAAGAAGCATGGTATGCTTCGCCTGTTGGTCGGAGGTTTGAACCTTGCCTGTAGTTCCGTTTCTCCCGGCCATTGCTGGCGTCGCAGGCGCAGCTATCGGCGCTAACGCCCAGAACAAGGCCGCAAAACAAGCCGCTGCGGCGTCTCAGAACGCGACAGACCAGACGATTGCCGAACAGCGCCGTCAGTTCGACATTGGTCAGCAGAATATGCAGCCGTGGCTAGACACGGGCCGCAATGCCCTGTCGGTTCTTGGCGGTATGTATGGCTTAACCGGAGCACCCAGTGCGCGGGGTGGGCTTAATTGGGACAGTTACCTTACGGCCAACCCAGACGTTGCCGCAGCGATCCAGGGCGGCGCGTATGGCGGCGAGGGAGGTATCGCAGGCGCAGCACAGCGGCACTACGACGAATACGGGCGGGCCGAAGGTCGAGCGGCTCCGGCAGCCGCAACGCCTTACGATTCCTTCATCGCATCGCCTGACTATCAGTTCCGGCAAGACGAACAGATGCGGGCGCTGACAGCCCGTAACGCCGCCCTTGGGATTCAGGACAGCGGAGCGGCTCAACGGTCCGCTTTGCAGCTGTCGGGCAACCTCGCCAGCAGCGAGTTCAACAACTACGCCAACCGCCTCGCCTCGCTTGCGGGCGTGGGCCAGGCGGCAGCGCAAGGACAGGCGGCGGCGGGCGCGAACTTCGCCAACAGCATGGGCAACGTGCTAGGCAACAACGCCCAGAACCTCGCCAGCAGCTACGCTCAGCAGGGAGAGAACAACGCCAACCTGTGGTCTGGCATCGGCGGCGTCGTTGGCTCGGGTCTGAATCAATACTTCGGAAGGCGCTAAGGCATGGCGGTTAACGTCTGGCAGGGTGTCCAGCAGGGCCAACAGCTTATAGACGGCCTGTTCCGTCAGCAGGACCAGATGCGGGCCGGTCGCGCCCTCGCTACGGGCGACTACGGCGCGGCCATGCGGGCGCTTGGAGCGGGCGGCGACATTCAGGGCGTCCGACAAATCCAGGCTGACCAAGTTCAGGCTCAGCAGCGCCAGCGCGCTACGCAGGAAGAAGACACCGCGCGTCAGTTCGCCTTTACGCGCCAGGCCACGGCGGCCCTTCGCAAGGCGATGACTGAGGGCGGTGATGCACTGGCTCTTTACGACTCCATGGCCCCCGCACTCCAGCAGATCGGAGCCACGCCAGAGCAGGTTCAGCAATACCGTCAGGCCCTTGCGGCTGATGCAGAAGGGTTCTTGACGAACATCGAGCGCGCGACGGCTGAGGCTGAGCGAAAACTGTCGTTCCAGAAGGCGGGGGACCGCCTCCTTGTGTTCGAGGAAGGCAGCCCTGATCCGGTGCGCCAGTTCGATGCTCCGGCTCGCCCGAAATACATCACCGTCGAGGGTGCTGACGGGCGACCCCAGATTGTCGAAGTCGGCTCCGGCGCTCCCGGCGTGATTTTCGAGGGCGAGGCACCGCTTGACGATGGCCCTGAAGTCACGACGCTGACTGTCGAAGAGGTTGCGTCCATGGGCCTGCAACCGGGCGTGTATCAGCGCAAGCGGGACGGAACGATCACGCCTGTCTCGGGGCAGGGTGGTGACCGACTATCGGCAGGGCAGCAGCGTCAGGTCGAGTCGTATTATCAGGAGATCGCGGCATTCGATAACATCGACGCCGAACTTGGCCGATTCGATAGCATGATCGCGAGTGGAGAGCTTCCTCTAGGGCCGCTCTCTAATCGTCTAGGCGACGCAAGGAACGCCCTTGGCATTAGCAGCGAGGGAACAAGAAACCTAGCTGAGTTCCGAACGGCCCTTAATGGCCTGAGGAACGATAGCCTGCGCCTAAACAAAGGCACCCAGACTGAGGGCGACGCTAAGCGAGCGTGGGACGAGCTTGTCGCCAACATCAACGACCCTCAGGTCGTTCGCAGGCTTCTGGCTAGAATCATGCGACTTAATGCGCGCGCCCGTCAGTTCCGCCAACAGCGTATTGACGTGCTTGAAGGCGGCAGCCCGCGCCCCGCCGCACAGGCGGGAGGTGGTCAGACCAGAACAAGGCCGCAGAACCTCGGGACACGGGAAAATCCATACCGGCTGAACCCCGACTCTCCGCGCCAGTCTTACAACAACATTCCCAGAGGGCAGCACTATCGCGCCCCCGACGGAAGCATCAGGGTTAAGGGTTAATGGCTGATCCGTGGGAAAATGATGTTGTCGTCAGCAGATCGCGTCAGACTCAAGGCAACGGGCAAAACCCTTGGGACAATGACGCGGTGGTATCTGCTGCACCTTCCCGGCAACCGTCTCGTCCGCGCGCCCAGCGTCCCCAGATCAACTTCGCAGACGACCGCGACGCGCTGATCAGGACCGTTATCGGAGAGGCTCAAGCGGAACCGCCTGAGGGTCAGGCTGCGGTCGCCGCCGTGGTCCTGAACCGCGCGCGTCAACGCAACATGACGCCAACTCAGGTCGTGCTTGAGCCCAACCAGTTCGAGCCCTGGGGAAATCCAGCAACCATCCAGCGACTAACGTCCATCAAGCCTGATGATCCGCTCTATCAGGCTGCGGCGGCGCAGGTTGACCGGGCCTTGCAGGGTTACGATCCGACCGGAGGCGCGGATCACTTCTTCGCGCCCAAGGCTCAGTCCGCGCTAGGCCGTGAGGTTCCGTCGTGGGCGCGCGGTGAGCCGCTGGTGATCGGCGGCCACAACTTCTACAGCCTTGGCGGCTCGACCGAGGACGCTCGCCTTGCTGCGTCGGAAGATCCGGTCATTGTTGACGAGGTGGTTGAAGAGTTCCCCAGCGAGGACTTTGCGGCAGAGGAGGTGATCCTCGGCACTCGCGATAACCCTATCGACATTACGGACCGAGACCAGGTCATTCAGGCTAAGAAGGGCGACTGGGTCCGACTTGAAAACGGCGACCTGACACGCGCCGCAGGTTCTCCGGTCGAGGGAACAACAGACGAGCAACGCGCGCCTGGCATCTATACGCGCACGACGAACCTTGCTGACGCCGTTGGCGCGGGTGCTTTGGCTGCTGCCGAACAAATCCCGTTTCTTGACGAGTCCGTGGCCTTCACGACGGGACTTGCGACGGGCGAGGGCTATCAGGCCATGCGCGACCGTCAGTCAGCGCTCAGGCAACTCGACAACGAACAGAACCGTGGCGCGCGTGTTGCAGGCGGAATTGCAGGCTTCGGGACCGGGTTTCTAGCTCCGGGTGCGGGGTTTATTAGTCAGGGCGCAAACACTGCACAGCGCGCCGTCAGGGCCGCTGGCGTAGGTGCTGGCTATGGCGGTCTATACGGCGCTGGTGCGGCGGGTGACTCCTACGGCGAGCGCCTGTCTGGTCTGACGCAGGGTGCGCTTGTCGGGGCAGGCACTGGTGGACTGCTTCAGATGGGCGGCGAGCGCGTGGCCCAAGGCCTGCGCTCCATCAACACGCAGCCCAGCCGAGCGCGTCAGCTGTCCCGCGAAGGCGTTTCCCTGACGCCGGGGCAAATGCTGGCTGATGTTCCCGTCATCGGTCGCGCGGCACGATCACTGGAGGAGGGCGCATCGTCCATTCCCCTCGTCGGTCAGCCTATTGCGGGCGCTCGTCAGCAGTCGGTCGAGTCCTTCAGTGTCGCCGCGATTAACCGCGCCCTCCGCCCTCTTGGCGAGCGCGTTCCTCGCAATGTCCGCCCTGGATATGACGCAGTTGAATATGCCCAGCAGGCGTTCAACAGGGCATACGACGAGACGCTGCAAGGCGTGGAGATGACTATCGGTCAGGACGTTATCGACTCCATCGCGCCCGCCATCGTTCGCGTTGCCGAAGAGGGCGGCGAGCAACAGGCGCGCGCCCTGACTAACGCCATCCGCGACCGCGTGTTCCGAAACGTTGGAGCAGTCGGAGATACGATTACGGGCCGGCAGTTCAAGGCCATCGAAAGCGAGCTGGGAACACTCGCAAGAGAGGCCGCTGGAGCGTCTGACGGCGCAACCCGCGCCCTTGGGCGGGCATACGGGGAGATTCGCGACGCCCTACGCGCGTCTCTGGAGCAACAGAATCCCCAAGCCGCCGAGCGCCTCCAGCAGATCAATCAGGGCTATGCCAACATGGCCCGGATTAACGACGCCGCGTCGTCTACGGCCACGCTATCCGATGACGGCGTGTTCACTCCGACGCAACTTGGCCGCGCCGTTGCTCGCGGGGGATCGAACGCTCAACTCGCTCGTGGCGACGCGTTGATGCAAGACCTCGCTGCGGCTGGTCGCGGCATTATTCCGTCGCGCGTCGGAGACAGCGGAACGGCTACGCGCGGGGCTGTTACTGGTCTTGTCGGAGCCGCTGCCTCGGGGACATCTCTTGGTCCGATTGCAGCGCCTATCATCGCGACTTCGATTGCCTACAGCCGTCCCATGCAGGGCCTGCTTAACGCCCTGTATCGCCTACCGGACGACGCAACGGCACAACGTTTGCTGCGAGAGGCGGAGGCGTTGGCTCGTCAGAACCCCGCCCTTCAGCCCTACTATCAGGAAGCGTATCGCTTCGTAACGCAGCAAGAGCCGCTTCGGCAGCGGACGCCCGCTTCTCGGAATCAAGCGCCAGAAGGAAGGCTAGCAGGATGATGGCCCCGAAGAACCATTGGCCGGGAATTAACCCCGTAACGGCCACTGCCCCCATCGCCAGAACTATGATAAATCTGTGCAATACACGAACCCTCCTGCCTGACGCAGGTTTTAACATGGATGATCAGGAAAAGTAATGGCAGCAGGTCGTCTAGTCGTTCCAGGTTGGTCCCCCGCTGTTGACGCTGACGGGGTGCCGATCCCTAACGCCCGTATGTTCTTCTATCTGAACAAGACCACGACGTTGGCGACCGTCTACGCCGACGAGGCGCTGACCATTCCCCTGCCCAACCCTCTACCGGCAAACTCGGCGGGTCAATGGCTCCCCGTGTGGGCGGATGACGCTAACCTGTTTTCTGTTGCCGTGGAAGCACCATATGGCCCCCCAGGCATCCCGTTCACGTTCGATGACCTGGGGCCGTCTACGTCCAGCAACGCGGGCGCTCTGAACAAGCTCGACCGAGACGGCGGAAACGCTGAACCGGGCGTAGCGGTTAACATCGGTGCCGTGCGCGTTACGGGCGACACGATCACAGGCCCGACCGAGATTGTTGGCCCATTCCAGCTCAAAGCGCTTGACGACGGAACCCAGCCGCCTCCGGTCGGAACGTATTTCGGCACAGGCGGGAACTCCCTGAAGTTTTCCACGCCCCTGTCCACCCCAAGCGGCGGGGCAGACCTAGACCACCAGCGGGCGCAGTTTCTTATCGTCGGGGAAACGACCGACGACGGGAACTCCGAGGAACAGGCGCAATGCATTATCTACACGATCAAGACCGGCTACGCGCCTGAGTTTCAGCCTGCGACGGCTTATTCTGTCGGGGACAACTTCACGGTTTCGTCTGCAAATGCAGTATACCGCGTAACCACGGCGGGGGTCTCTGGGGCCACGCCTCCTGCGGGGAAGACGACCGGAATCACCAACGGATCGCTTGTCGTGGACTGGATCAATGACGCTGCAATCAACGCGAAGCTGGCGTCCTACATTGAGGTTCCTGTTCTTGCCGGGGCTGGTTCAGCCTGGGGAGAGGTGCTGAACTTCGACATGAGGTCAGGGTTTAACTCCAGCTTCGCCTGTGCGCGCGAGATCGACCTTACCAACCACACCGGCTTCGACAGCGCAGCAGGTTCTTACGACCGCATCGGCCTGTGGGTGGCGTGTCAGGGGCCTAACCGCTCCACGACCGGCCTTCAGGTGTCCTCGGCCAATACGTCCAACGACGCGCTGATCTGGGGTGCGTATTTCGCAGGCTCTAGGCTGGCGACCAACTCCGTCATCGGTATCGACGCCTCGTCTGCAATCGGCATCGGGTTCGGAACTGGCGCAGGCGGCGTTGTGACGCCGACTTTCACCACGGCAGTCATCCGGGACAAGTCTATTTCGCCGCAGGGTCTGTCGCTGGCTGGGACCTACAGCATCGCGGCTATTAATGTTCCCGATGAAGCGGTTACGCCGTCGGCGCTGTCTGTAGCTGGCGTAAGGTCTGCGGCTTCGATCTACGACGGCGCGACCACGCCGAGCGGTCTGGTCTTGGCGGGCGCGTATAGCGTGGCCGCCATCAACATCACGGGCTCTGGACCTGCTGGAGTCAGTCTGTCGGGCGCTAAATCCGTCGCTGGTATCATCGACAACTCTACCGCGCCGTTCGGTCTGCAACTTAACGGGTCATATTCTTCTCGCCAAATCTCGGGGACCAACTTCGATGTTGATCCGGGCGGAACGGTCACGGCACAAGGGTTTGTGTTTAACTTCCTGCCTGGCGACTTTGCCGACGACGCTGCGGCTGCGGCGGGCGGTATCGTTCAGGGTGGCGTCTATCGCACGGGAAACTTGCTGAAGGTGCGGGTGACGGCATGAGTAGAGAACTGATCTTGGCCTGCTACCAGTCTGGGCAAATGTCCGAACGACAATGGCAAGAGCACCTGAAAGATGACACGTTCCGCGCATGGCTGGCGCGTCGCTGACGGTAAAACCATGAGGAAATCTATGACCGCACAAACCCACATCAACGCCATCGGCGCGTCGCTTCTGGATATTGAAAAGCGCGCCTCCGAGATCAAGCGCCTGTCGCTAGAGCTTAATCAGGCGATCCGCAAGCACCACGCCCTGCTGGAGAAGGCGCAGGCGTCCTACTGTTCGGGGCAACCTGGCGGAGGGCAGGTCGTTCCGTTCTCGGGCGGGACGAACAAGCCCGACCCGGATCAGGAGATCAAACCGCTATGATGATCGCTTTCGGCGTGGCGTGTATGCTTGTATACGCAATCAATGCGTGGGCTGCGGCTGACGCGAAGCCACGCTACGCCGACGCGGCTGGCGTGGCGTCCCTGCTGTGCATGTCCTACGGCATGAGCAACGTTTTGGTCGAGGTCTACGGCTACCCAGACGCGATCCTGGCCCTGCCTGTCATGGACGCCATTTTGACGTTCATGGTCTGGCGCGCATGGAAGAGAAATCATCGCCCCTGGAAAATGGCTCTGATGGGCACTTTCGTGGCCCAGCTCGCCATTCACTTCGTCGGCATCTTCGCGTGGAAGATCGGTACCATGAGCGGGGCCGGTCTATACAATTACGTGGTTTTGATTAATGTAACATTTGCCGCGCAGTTGGCAGTCGTTGGAAGCGCCGGGGTAGGACATGCTATGGGTCGCGCTTTCGGTTATCTGTCTCGCGTTCGGCGCGTATCTCTTCGCGGGGGTTCTAAGTGATGCCGACGACTCCAGCGGAAAAGATCATCGCACTGGAGATCGAGCTGAAGCACCTGCGGATGGATCACGAAGAGATCAAGGCCGTGGCCCTTGGGAATCAACGGATGCTTAGGTGGGGCATGGGGGCCTGTGCGGGCGTCGGTGCGCTGGTTCCGATCCTGCTTCCGAAGATCAGCGCAGCGCTGGGGGTCGGGTGATGCTGCATAAACTCGCAGAATTCATCGGCAACGTAGCCCGACCGTTCGCGATCATCTGGACGGCCCTGTGCGGAGGCGTGGCGATGATCGTCACGTCTCTTCGCGTCGAGAACGGGAACGACGGCGGCGTGTTGATCGGGGCCGTGGGATTGATCGTCACGGGTATCTACGGGTTTAAAGCTGTAGAAACGTGGAAGTCGGCCAAGTCTGACGCC